TTGTGATGTTCTAAAAAAACCGTGTGTTGTACTCGACCTTCCAGGAGTGCTGGTGATTGAGTTAAACCTTTTGAATGCTTCCATGAATACGGACAGCGAATGAATGATGATAGATCGTGAGACCTGTAAGCACCTATATTAGCATATTCCTCGTAAGGAATATTCTCGTAGTAACCTTCTTTGAATTCCATAATTTTTTTTCTTGTTATAATGAAGTCGGGGCAACGGACTAGGAAATAACCCCCTAACTGACTTCTCCTTGATCTCTCTCAAGTTGCCCCACCTTCTCGGTTTTAATTAATCTTTTAAGGTAAAATTCTGATTTCTCTAAATCAGTTACCAACCCCTTTTTCTTGTACCTCCAAACGTATTTAATGATGTTCCCCTTGAGATAGCCACAAAACTCTTCGTGAGTCATGCTGGCCTCAATGGCATCCAGGCATTCAATAGAACCTTGATAATGTTCAGGGTGATTGACTGGATCTGTCATAGGATCTGCGGAAACCCATACAAACGAAAAATCGTTTTATACATACTAAAAGGAGGGCGAGCTCCCGCAGAAAGATTGTGTAGAGTTTTGTTCACTATCAGAATTGGGGGAGATAATAAACACTGCAAACTACTCTACACAAATTGGCTAAAAAGGAATGTCATCCTCTGAGACTTCCTTTTTAAATTCATCTAAACCACCAGCTGGTTTTGCAGCGGGTGTATTACCACCTTTCTTTTTGCCCGCTAGGACTTCGAAAGATTCGTCTATCATGTTTTGCATCCACTCGGGGAATGAAGCATAAATATCACACATGGCTTTAGTCTCATCATCCATGGCATAGAATTCTCTAGCATAGATGTCAATGTCAAAAGCCTCTTTGGCATTGTGAGTGTCTTGATCTTTAACTCCACCATCGGGTTTAAAAACTGAGTCAACTCTAGCTTTACCTTCATCGCTGTGCACGACTTCAAGTTGTGCTGTCTTGCCTAAGATGTTTAAAAGATCAAAGCCTTTGAGTTCTTCAGCAGTGAATGCTTTGCCTCTCCAGGTTTTTAGATCTTTATATAAAGTACCATTCTCATTCAAAGTCAAAGTGTATTTCTTTGAAATGGTGAAAGGTCTGTCATCGGCCATCTTGACCTCAGGCAATTCCCAATAGATAAACACTGAGTGTCTTTTCTTGGGTGGGTTATCTTTGTATTGCTCTTCCCTGGTACCTGCATCAACCAATCTATAACAGACTGCTTGGTGTTGACCAGCTGGAACAACTTCGTAATCAGACTCTCCTGAACTTACTGTTAAACTCATAATATCCTCCTAACTGTTGATTAATATTAATTATGATTTGCACAATTATATACAATTGTGTAATATTATCAACAATTAAATTTAGTCAGTTTTTAGAGGGCATACATGGGATTAAAAGTATCAAGACCAACCAAGAATTTTGATCGACCATTCTACGCTGATTACCAAACAGAGTTTAATAAATTTCTTACCGACCACGGTTTAGAACCTGATCCTAAAAAGGGATTGGTCACCGATGGTTCTATTGGCCGTGCTTACATGAGTGATGGTGGTAAGAGAAAACTTTGTGGCTGGTATCAAGTGTGGCTGGATCAAAGCGTACCGTTTGGTAGGCTGGGTGATTATCGAATCAGTCAGGACCAACCAACCGCAATATGGAAACCTGAGAATCGTAAACGTCATACGATTACGCAGGCAGAAAAAGATGAGATCAAGAAACTGCAAGAGCAGGCTGAGATCAAAAAGCAAGAGACACACACCAAGGCTGCAAAGCGAGCACAAAGTTTATGGGATGCAGCTGAACCTTGTGAGAAACATCCTTACCTGGAGAAGAAGAATGTGCTCTCTTACAATTTAAAACAAACCGATGATGGACTGCTTATCATTCCGCTGCTCTCGAAGGATCTCGAAATTGTCGGACTTCAATATATCTCTGTCGATGGCACCAAGCGTTTCCTCACTGGTTCTCGAAAAAGCGGCAGCTTTTTCATTCTCGGCCAGGAGATCCTCAAAACGGCAGATACCATTAACTATTGTGAAGGCTATGCGACAGCTGCTTCTTATTACAGAGATTATTCACAACCCGTTATTGTGGCATTTGATGCTTACAACTTGTCGACTGTCGCAGAGAACATATTCGATTTTTTTCAAGACAGACGACATGTGTTCATTGCGGACAATGATGACAGCAAGACAGGAGAGAAGGAAGCGGTCAAAGCGTGTCAGCTAATTCACAATCGACACGGCAGGGCCGAGGTGCTGATACCGCCAAGCAAAGGTGATTATAACGATCATGCCAGTGCTGGTGGAGAGGTGCTACCTGCACTCAACAAAGTGGAACTTCCTGTGGACTATGAATTTGTGCGATCAGCTACAGGCAGATTTCTCAATACCAAAGACAACATCAATGGTGTCTTGCAAACTCATGGTGTCAGCTGTCGCTACAACGTGATTAAAAAGCGAATGGAAATAGAGATTCCCAACATGACTTTTATTACAGACATGAAGGAAGAAGCCAGCTTGATTGAGATAGAAGATCGATGCATCAACATGGGTATACCTCATACCAAGGTAAGAGATTATTTAAAGATCTTGGCCCGTGAATACAATCCCGTGGTTGAGTGGATTGACTCAGTGCCTTGGGATGGAACTTCCAGGTTGCAGACTTTCCTAGATTCCATTGTCTCAACCCATGAAGAACTTAAAGACATGCTCATGAAGAAATGGCTTATCAGTTGTGTCGCTGCAGCATACGAGAAGAACGGAGTGGAACTCGAGGGAATCCTGGTGCTCCAAGGTGCACAGGGTCTTGGTAAGACACTTTGGTTTAAGCGACTGTGCGACTACGACAAGGGGTGGCTGTTGGAAGGTGCGACTTTAAACCCAAGCGATAAGGACTCGGTGAAGCGAGCCGTATCACATTGGATTGTGGAGCTTGGCGAGATAGAGTCTACCTTTAAAAAATCCGACATAGACCAATTGAAAGCCTTTGTGACAGCACGAACAGACGAGCTTAGACTGCCTTATGATCGGGCCTTTACCACTTACCAAAGACGAACAGCTTTTTATGCCTCGGTGAATGCTAAAGAGTTCTTAACTGATACCAGTGGGAACAGAAGATTTTGGACGATCAGTGTTAAAGACATTAATGTAAACCATGGTGTTGATATGCAACAACTGTGGGCAGAGGTGAAAGAAACTTTGTATACACCTGGACAAAAGAATTGGTACTTATCACCTGATGAAAGAAACATGTTGCAGGATTCAAATGAGATGTACCGAACTCAATCCAGTGTTGAGGATCTATTATTGCAACATGTACAGTTTGATGCGTTAGATCCAAGACCTGTACAAATGACTGAACTCTTGCGAGACATGGGTATTGCTAACCCTCGTATGCCCGACTTTAAGGAAGCTGCTCGAGTCTTGCAGGAGAACGGTTGTGAGCCTAGACGATCAAATGGTAAGAAAGTCTATGACATCAACTATGACAAACCTGGTGGTGAGACCACCTTTACGGATTTATTTTAGATGGTTGTTATACCGAACAAATTTATTTTTGTGCACAACCCTAAGGTTGCAGGCACTGCGGTTAGGCAGCAGCTTATGGAACATGAGGGTGCTATTTCACATACAGGCAGTGGCTACATTGGTAAACGAGCATACGACAGTGCACATTTACCTTTAAGTGTCATTGAGAGAAACTTTCCCAATACATACAAAGCATTACAAATCATTGGTTTTGGTTTCGTTAGAAACCCTTACGCTAGATGTGCCAGTGCTTGGGTTCATTCTGTGCGAGTGCATAAGGCCATGAATAAAGCCTATCCTTATAAAACATTAACCGATTATTTGAAGATGGCAGCCACCACGAAAAAATATTACATGGCCCACGGCATTCCGCAATATCGTTTCTTTTTTAATAGGGGTAAGCAAATAGTTAATTGGCAAAAGATTGAAGAGGTGGAAAATAAAGTGATACAAATTGGTCCTGTTACTTTGGATATGCGAGTAAGAGCCAACGAACAAAAGAAGGTTGAGATTGAGTTTGATGACAACGCCAAAGAAATAATTTGCAGCATTTATAAGAAGAACTTTGAGGTATTTGATTATGCGTCCTAAATACGAAACCAAAAAAGATTTAGACAATGAGAAAGACATCGCTGGTTTTTTAG